CTTTCATTTCGTTATGCTTTTGTTCTTTTGCTTTGATAATTGCAAGAATTGAACTTTCAGAGTCAGCGGCCATGACGTAGCTGTGAACTTCTTTAGTTTGACCAAATCTGTAACATCTACGAATTGCTTGGTAATAGTTTTCGTAAGAATACGATAAACCAACAAAAGCCATATTTCTGCAATGCTGGAAATTTAATCCCATGCCAGCGATTGACGGTTTAGTAATCAATACTCTTGTTTTTCCGTCAATAAATGACTGCAATGATTGTTCTTTTTTGTCAATGGTATCCGATCCGCGCACGTCAACGGCATCAGGAATCAAACCCTTCAACGCATCGGCTTCATAATTTGTATTGCACCACACGAGCCATGGCTCATCTGAATTGTTGACCAATTCAGCCACCTTAACGGCGCGTTTATCAACCGTTAAACGTCCCTCTTTGTGTACACTAGTCGCGTTTATCGTTACGTTCCTGAACAATTCCCCTTCGGCTGGCGGCAAGTCGTCAGTGTTGATTCTAATAAATTCTTGATTCAATGACGGCAAATTGTAGGCGCTTCCGTCATAACCTAAATCAGCCGGATTGCTAATGCACATTGCCCATGACGCCAGCCATTCCCAAAACTTAGTAGCCGCGTGCGGCTTCAACACATATGCTCCGGCTTCCATCGTGTCGTTTTGGAAAAACCGCATAATCATTTCATTGCTTGGCATGATCCCCAAAAATTCCGCATGATTGCCAAGTTCTAGGTAATCGTTAGGCGATGGTGTAGCAGTGCAAGCTAATCGGTACGGCACCGGCTGACACAACTCAATCAATGCACGCTTGGTTTTCCCCATGTAGCTTTTCAAGATGCTGGATTCATCAAGAACTATTCCGCCAAAAGTAGAAATGTCAAAATTATCAAGCATTTCATAGTTTGTGATGATGATGTTTTTTTGTATTTGTTGTTGATTTCGACAGTATTGAATGTCAATCCCAAATTTATTAGCTTCGTTGACTGTTTGTAACGAGATGCACAATGGCGCAACAATTAACACGCGTTGCCCTGTATGCCGCACAACCTCATCGGCCCACGACGTTTGCATGATTGTTTTGCCTAGTCCCGTGTCGGCAAAAATAGCAGCGCGGCCCTTTTTAACGGCCCACTCGGTAATATATTTTTGAAAGTCAAACAAGTTGTTGTTTAACGCAATTGGCGCGTGTCCAATTGTGATTTCATGTTGTCTTTTTTGTTGTATGAACTCATCGTATTTCATGTTCTCACCCTGTATAAAAGCCATCCTTGGCTATGTTGGTTATGTTATTTCTTTGCCCAAGGCGGCGATGATGTGCTGGCGGTTTGCGTTGGCGCACTTGTCGGCATAGTTGGACGTGGTATCGCGCTTCCTTCTATTGCTTTCCAAGCGCGAATATCGTTGCCAGCCCCGTATTGCTCAGATTGCGTAACCTGAACCTTAATGCTCAGTTTACCGCCGATGAAATCATCAGTGTCGCTCAAGCGTGACAGGCCGATTGCACGCATAATGTCACCCAGTTGTTGCCGTCCGATTTCCTCGGATTTTGGATTAGCATTTTTAATGTTGAGATTGTTAAACACAATGCGGCCAGCGTGCGTAGGCCCAATTATTTCGTATCTCAATGCAATCATCTTGCCGCCCGATTTTGTCGGTTGTATTTCAGCAAGAATAATGGAAGCCATGTACCATCCGGCCGGAAGCGGATCAAATGATGGTCGGCTGACTGGTAAACTGTCAAGGTCAAATGATTCATCTAATAGCATGATGTTTACTCCTTAATTGTAATGGTAAAACTGGGACGCCCTGGCGTTGTTGTAATGGCATCCAAAAGGGGATCGGTGATGGTGTGATCTGCGGCTTTCCACGCCGTCATTGATAGTTCAGGCTTCCACCTGAACAGGGTAGCCAAGTGATCCGCCAAGCCATGCTCGGCGGCGATCTCAAGCAACCGCTCGTCATCTATCTTGCGGTTCATCCTGCAAACCGCCTTAATAATGATAATGCCTTCCTTGTGCGTTACGGTTCCTTCTTCGTCCTCTTGAATCCGCATGGCCTTAGCTAGGTCATCTTCAATCGCCCGGCGCTTTTGCGTGGCGGCCTTTTCGCTGGCCTTAGCGATGAGCCATTCTTGGCTCAGTTTTTCTATACTCATTTCCCACCTATTTTATTGATAATGTCGTTGAGGTTCGGCGCTTCCCATGCTTCAAGACGGCCCGATCTATCTTTAGCTGTCCACATGCCGTCCGAATCGCACATGAACGCCCTTTGAGTATTGCCGTCAGCGTCACGCTCAACCCGAAGCGCCAGCACTTCGTCAAAGAAATAGGGCAGTTGTTGACCTAACTTCTGACCAGGCATAGACGGAGCGTAAAGCATGCGCCCCATTTCATCCTGAGACTTTTCAACTTTAGCCGTCATAAGCACATGCTTACCAGGCAGGTCACGAAAAGCCCTGATTAAATCAGTCATTTGCTCTTGCATCGCGCCGTATGCTTGGCGCGGGTCTTTGGTGGCCTTTTTCTCCGTGTTAAGGCACACTTCCGCAATTTCCGAAATGCTATCCAGCGCCACCGATTCAAAGCCGCTGGCTTCAGATGAGGTGGTAAGCCATGTGTAGGCTTCCATCAGATCCGCCATTGAAGATATTTCGATGAACGGAATGTCGGCTCCCGCGAGAGAAAGCAAGCCGCCCTCGGCCGAAAGAATAACCGGCGCGGGAAGTGTGGCGATAGACGTGGTTTTACCCGATCCGGCAGCGCCAAAAATTAAAATTTTTACACCGTTGGCACACAACCCGTCGGTGCGTCTAAGTTTGATAGCCATAAGGCTCCTATGTGTTATTGCTACGGTCAGCACAATGCTGGTTGTAGCGTTGGATGCCGACACTTACGCGGTCGGCTTACGTTTTGGGCTTTGCCCGCGCAATCTGGACAATTTTCTTGGCGGAAAACCAGATCACGCGTGAGGTGCGGCGTGACATTGCCCAAACAGTAACTCTCTTGGTGCGCATCGTGGAGAGGCGTAGGGAGTGTTGTTGTTAGTTGCTAACACCGGCGACACTCCCAGAGTCTTTCTTCTGGCACCGGCGTTAGCGGCACTCCCGCCCGTTGAGTTTCGGGAGTGGTTGTATTGTGCTGGTTGCAGCGTATCATGTCAACACTTTTTCACCCGATGAGTACATAGAATGGCGGACTTAACTAACATCCTTGGCGGCGCATGGTCTCCACCAACGCAAGTATTTGATACACCTGAAAATCAGTTGCGTGATGCGATCATTCGCGCAGGGCTTGAGCCACCCGATTACATACAAATTGACGGCGCTCTGCATCGTTTTAAAAGCGGCACCAAAGGAACGCCAGGACAGGGCGATAAATCAGGTTGGTACATAGCTTTTAATGATGGTGTACCCGCTGGCCGGTTCGGTTGTTGGCGGGCAGGGCATGAGCAATCTTGGGTAGCCAATGTCGGCAGACAACTCACCGTTGCTGAACAGATGGCGCAAACGCGGCGAATGGCAGAAGCCAAGCGAATAAGAGATGAGGAACGCAAGAAACAACAGGAAAACGTGGCGGAAACTGTTGAAACGATATGGTCAAACGGCCTTGGTGCGTCACCCGATCATCCCTACCTGCAAACCAAAAGCATCCAGCCACACGGCGCTCGCGTAGACAGCGCAGGGCGGTTGATGACACCGCTGTACAGCGATGACGGCGCACTTTCATCACTCCAATACATTAACGATGTGGGGCGCAAGTTATTCCATACCGGCGGAGCAACAAGCGGTAAGTTCTGGATCATCGGTGAGATTGGTCATTCTTTATATATAGCTGAGGGTTACGCTACGGCAGCGACAATCTACGAGTGTACCGGGCAAGCGTGCGTCATAGCTTACAGCGCGTCGAATGTGGTTCACGTGGCGCGTTTCATGCGCGAACGATACGGCATAGCGCAGAACATTGTGATTGTCGGCGACAACGATGAATCTGGAACCGGCCAGAAATACGCAGAGCAGGCCGCTACAGAGATTGGTGCGCGGTTAGTGATCCCACCAATAATCGGTGATGCAAACGATTACGCGCAAGCTGGTCATGATTTGGCTGGTTTACTGAATCCACCATCCGATGATGATGAATGGTTAATTCACGCGGATGAATTTAGCCAACAACCCGCCCCTATCAAATGGTTGGTTAAGGATTGGGTTCAGGATCAGGCTTTCATAATGGTTCACGGCCCCAGCGGCGGCGGTAAGACGTTTTTTGTGCTGGATATAGCCAACACGATTGCGTCGTCATTACAGGAATGGAAAGGCCACAAAGTAACGCCAGGGACAGTTGTTTACTTGGCAGGTGAAGGTCATCACGGATTGCGTAGTCGTATCGCCGCGTGGAAACAATATAACCAAGTCAGTCAGATGAATATGTATGTGAGTCGTCATGGGTGCGACTTAAATACATCAGAAGGGTATCACAAAGTATTAGAGTCTGTCAGAAAACTACCTGAAACACCACGTTTAATAGTCATAGATACCTTACACCGGTTCCTAAAAGGCGACGAAAATTCCTCGGAAATCGCTAAAACCATGATTGATGCGTGCGGTTTATTGATGCGTGAATTTAATACATCAGTATTATTAGTACACCATACCGGAAAAGATGAAAACTCACAAAAAGATGGTCGCGGTTCCTCGGCGTATCGCGGTGCTTTGGAAATAGCCATTAGCGTTGTCCCCGCTACAGAGTCAACACCAATACAGATTATACAGCGCAAAGCCAAGGACTCAGAACTTGCACCCGACAAGCACATGCGGCTTGAAAAGGTGACTATTAACGGATGGTTTGACGAGGATAATGAACCGGTAACTAGTGTGGTCATGGTTGAGGAGGATGCGCCGGTAAAAGTAGAGAAAAAGGATCAGGTTTTACTTAAAAACCTAAAGTATTTTGAACGCGCATGGTGGGCCAGTGGGACGGAAATAAGAATGGGTTTACCTTATGTTACCCGTTCGGCTTTGCGTGACTTGTTACGCCAAGATGGCAAGGCAGAGCAGACTATTAAGAACGCTCTTAATCCCAAGAGCGAACACAAAATGACACACATCTTAGTCACGGCAGGCATGATTGAGGAGTACGAAAATGGCTTCATTGTGACAGATGAAGTTGAGTCTTCCGCGTGGCTTTTAGCCTTGTAGATCGGTACCCATGAGTACCCTTTTTGATAGTTGGGTACCAGGGTACCAAAAAGGATCAAATCAACGACTTAGACCGGTACCCAAGTACCCTAGCCTCTCTTTAGAGGCTAGGTACTGGTGCCGATGTCGGTGATCGGCGTGTTGAGAGTACGAAAATTGAGCAAAAAATGAGCATCATCCTAAGACTAGATTATCCACCTTCCGCGAACCGCTATTGGCGCTGTTTTCGCAATCGCATGGTGCCTAGTGCGGCGGCGACAGCGTACAAGAAGCACGTCAAGACCGTGGCTCACACAGACGGGCTTGTATTGCACAATGATTCTATTTGTGTCAATATAAAACTACTTCCGAAACTCACGGCAAAAGGCGAGGCCAGCAAAATAATCCTTGATCTTGATAATTGCCTCAAGGTGGCGTTAGACGCGCTTCAAGGCGTGATTATCGAAAACGATAATCAGGTTGAGGAAATACATGCTAGTTATGGCGTACCAACACAGAACGGCGGATTGATAGTTGAAGTAACAAGGATTAAAGATGCAAAGGTATAAGTCAGAATATCAACCGACGTGGAAACTGATTTCAAAGACACCGCCACCAACGGGAACCAAGATATTATTAAGAATGAAATACGGCACAGCAGTTATAGGCCAGTATTATGAAGAAGGCGGTTTTACTCATTGGTGTGGTTTACCTAAACTGAGCGGCGACGACAAGCATGACATGGTGGGGTGAGATGGGTATCAGGCGAGAAGTAACAGGGAAAGTATTCGGTAGCTGGCGAATACTTCATGACGTTGAATCGAAACACAACACTCGCTGCGTGTCGGCTCAGTGTGCTTGCGGCACGATCCGAACATCGTACTTGCACAACTTGACGTCAGGCCGCTCAACCTCATGCGGCTGTCAGCAGAAGGTAAAGTGTAGTAAATTTATGAAACAATACTGGCAAAACAAAAAAGGGGAATAAGTATGGAATTACGTGACTATCAATTTTTGGCAAACAGAACGGCAAAGGACTTAGGTTTTAAGGATGGCTTAATTCATGCCGCCCTTGGCTTAACGGGGGAGGCCGGCGAGTTCGCTGACGCTGTAAAGCGCGTGGCGATTTATGAAGGCGCTCCGAACCGCCAGCACATGATTGAAGAACTTGGGGATATTTTGTGGTATGTTGCTTACGCGTGTGAGGTTTTAGGGGAGCCGTTAGAAATCATAGCAAGAGATAACATCGAAAAGCTGAAAAAGCGTTATCCTGAGGCTTACAGCGACTTTAACGCGCATGCGAGGTTAGATAAATGATGAAGGCAGATGCAAACCAGGTTGGCGGATTGCATTACAACCGAATGGAAATCCAACCATGGACAGCAATGGAGTCATGGTTTACGCCCGAGCAGTTAGCTGGCTTTTTGCGCGGCAACGCAATTAAATACCTAGCACGCGCTGGCAAAAAAGGTGACGCGATTGAGGATATAAAAAAGGCGCAACACTATCTTGATAAGCTGATTGAGGTCATGGAATCTGGCCATGGTTAAAGGTGTCGAAAAGATTTGTGCAACGTGTGAGTTTTATGGTTACGATAGATTTGATACTTTTAGCGGTATTTGCACTCTTAATTGTGGTTCAGCTGAAGAATCAATAGTTGAGCCAACGGACTCTTGTGAGCGGTGGTTAGCGATTCAGAATGTTCAAAGTGAAAAATTATGAAAAAAGGAAAAGGCAACCCAAATCCTGTTTCAAGGGCTGGAAAGCCTAATAAAGCAACTTCAGCAGCCCGCGAAGCAATAGCGATGTTTGTGGATAACAACGCGCATCGGCTTGAGGGCTGGTTAGATGAGGTGGCGCAACAAAATCCAGAGAAGGCGTTTCAGCTATTCCAGTCTGTCGTCGAGTACCACGTCCCCAAGCTGGCGCGAACTGAACAGACGCTGACCGGCGCGGACGGTGGGCCGGTTGAGCATTCGGTTCAGATAAAATTTGGTGAATAAAGTATAATGTTTTGCAACGCGGCAGGGAGGCATCCCGTCAGATTTTCGCAACTGACAGCCGCGTTTTTATTTGCGAACCTTAGCGAGAGGAATTCAATGATTACGCAAGAACGACTGAAAGAGCTGTTTGATTATAAGAATGGATTTTTAATCAACAAGGTGTCTCGATGCTCTACATCACCTGTCGGCAGAATTAGCCAAAGAACGCGAACTAACGGCTATAGCGGCACGTTTGTTGATGGCACTGAGTACGCTACTCATCGCCTCATTTGGCTCTATTTCACTGGCTTACATCCTAATGGCGACATTGACCATATCAATGGGGTACGATCAGATAATCGTTTTGAAAATCTTCGAGAAGCGACTCGTGCGCAAAACATGCAAAACGAAAAACGCGCAAGACGCACAAATAAATGTGGCCTGTTGGGCGTTTCATTGCATGGCACAAGATGGAGGGCGCAAATCGTAATTGATGGAAAACGAATTGGTTTAGGATCGTATGCAACGCCAGAGCAGGCGCATGAAGTATATTTGGCAAAAAAGAAAGAACTTCATCCATTCCAAACAATAGCCTGATGGAAACAATCGCACACTTTCCACCGAAGATGCGGCCATTGTTTGAGCCGCATCGCTACAAAGTCTTTCATGGCGGCAGAGGCTCAGGGAAATCCTGGGCTTTTGCTCGCGCCCTGTTGATTCAATCAGTAGAAAAAAAACTTAGAATTCTTTGCTGTAGAGAAGTACAAAAATCTATTAAACAATCAGTTCATCAACTTTTGGTAGACCAAATACAAGAGTTGGGTTTTGGTTATTTGTTTGACGTTACAGACATAGCAATCCGCGGCAAAAACGGATCGGAATTTTATTTTTCTGGTTTAGCGACTCACACGGTAGAAAGCGTCAAAAGTTACGAAGGCGTTGATCGTGTATGGTTAGAGGAATCACAAAATATCAGCAAAAAATCACTTGATATTTTAATTCCAACTATCAGGAAACCAGGATCAGAAATATGGCTTTCATTAAATCCAAACCTTGAAACGGATGAGGTGTATCAACGTTTTGTTGTGCAGCCGCCGGATGATTGCGTTGTGGTGCAAGTGAATTATGACGATAACAAATGGTTTCCAGAAGTCTTAGAAAAAGAAAGGCTACACTGCAAGAAATACAGACCGAAAGAATATGAAAACATATGGGAAGGCAAGCCGCTGATAGTGGCTGAAGGCGCAATTTACGCTGATGAGTTTCAAGAGATGGTGGATCAGCATCGAATCAATCTGGTAACTCATGATCCCATGCTCAAGGCGCATTGCATCTTCGATTTGGGCTGGAACGACGCGATGACTATCATCGTGGCGCAACGCGCAGGCTCAGAAATTCGCATTATTGATTACATTCAAGAGTCATTCCACACGCTAGACTGGTACTCAAACGAACTTAAGAAGCGCCCTTATAACTGGGGCAAATTGTGGCTTCCTCATGACGGCGTTACAAAAGACTATAAGACCGGCAAAAGCGCACTAGACATAATGACGGCGCTCGGCTGGAACTGCGAAATTATTCCGATTGGCGAAGTCGAACACGGCATACGGCTGGCGCGTATGTTGTTTCCTCGTCTTTGGATGGACAAAGAGAAAACAACACTCCTGCAAGAGTGCTTAAAGCGTTACAGACGAGCAATCAATTCAACGACAGGCCAGCCAACCGGCCCATTGCATGATGAGTATTCACACGGCGCTGATGCGTTTAGATACCTTGCGACGTGTGTGGATATGTTGAAAAATGATAATATAATTAAAAGACGACGCGCTGACGATTATCGTACCGGCGACTGGATGAGTTAACACAGGAATCCCAATGGCAAACCTTGACACTGACAGCATTTACAACTCACTCGGCCTTGGCGCTGATACCGACGTGGACGATACTGACCAAGAAACGCTAAGAGAAATACGCCAGCGGTTTAGCGACGCGGTGGAGTTTAGCGCGACTGTCAGACAAGAAATGCTCAATGACATTCGGTTTGCAAGGCTCGGCGATCAGTGGAGCGAATCGGCCAAGTACGACAGAAATAGGCCAGGCAAAGAGCGCCCCATGCTCGTTGTCAATCGGCTCCTACAATTCCGCGATAGAGTGGTAAACGAGATAAGGCAAAACACGCCAAGCATTAGAATCAGGCCGGTAAACGATGGCGCAGACCAAGAAACCGCCGAAGTGTTGATGGGACTGGTTCACCACATACAAGACAATTCTAATGCCAGTATTGCGTACGACACCGCCGTCGAGTGGCAGGTTGACGCTGGTTTAGGTTATTTCAGAGTGCGGAATGATTATGTGGACGATACTTCATTCGATCAGGATATATTTATAGACCGCATCCCTGACCCGATGAAGGTTTACTTTGACCCACACAGCAAACAGCCTGACGGCTCAGATGCTGAATGGTGCATCATAGCCGAGGAAATCAGCAAGGATGAATTCAGGCGCATGTATCCCGATGTGGATGAAACCTCATTTGAGGCCGCTGGAAATGGGGACATGCAAGGTTGGTATACCAAGGATTCTGTACGCATTGCAGAGTATTACTATCTTGAGTACGACGAGGCGCAGGAAATATACGACGAGGAAACAGGGCGCTCTCGCACGATACAGCCTAAGCGTTGCATGTGGTGCAAAGTTACCGGAAACAAGGTGCTTGAGCGTACCGAACTACCGACTAAATACATTCCAGTTGTGCCAGTCATTGGTCATGAAATATGGGTTCAGGGTAAACGCTATTTGTCCGGCTTGATTCGTAACGCCAAGGACGCACAGCGCCTGTACAACTACTACTTGAGCGCCAACGCGGAAAATGTAGCACTCGCACCTAAAGCACCATTTATTGGCGTTGCTGGTCAGTTTGAGACTGACCCGAATTGGGGCAGGGCGAACAAGGAAAGCGTGGCTTATTTGGAATATGATCCGGTCAGCATCGCAGGAACGCCAGTCGGCGCACCTCAACGCGCTATGCCGCCGCAAGCAAGCAGCGCAATTATGGACGCAATCCGATTGGCTGAAAATGACATTATGCAGTCAATGGGCATTTATCAGCCGTCACTTGGCGCTCAGTCTAATGAAACGTCAGGCCGCGCACTGCTACTCAGACAAAAGCAATCTGAAACCGGCAACTTCCACTACCAAGATAATCTTAACCGCTCAATCAGGCATTGCGGTCGAATCATCGTTGATATGATTCCAAAAGTATACGATCGGCCTCGCGTTGCTCGCATACTTGGCGAGGATGGTACACCGCGCACTGTTAACCTTGATCCTAATCTACCGCAGGCTTCAGCCAACACTGATAACCCTGCAATAGATTCAATTTATAATCCTACGATTGGTCAGTATGACGTGGTGTGCGATTCAGGCCCGAGCTATGCTACTAAGCGCGATGAAGCGGCCAATATGATGTTGGCGCTAACTCAAGCTAATCCCGCACTGTTCCAGTCTATTGGCGATCTCATGATGAAAAACATGGATTGGCCTGGCGCAGAGGAAATATCTAAACGGCTTCAGATGTTATTGCCTCCGCAGTTACAGCAAATAGCTGGCGGTGACAAGGTAGATCCGCAAGTTATGCAGGCTCAGCAAATGATTGAACAGATGGCTGACCAAATGGAACAGATGAGCGCAGAAATGCAGCAGTTACGCGATCAGCGTGCCATTTTGCTGCAAGAAAAGGAACGCGAGTGGTTCGATTCTGAAACGAAACGGATGGAAGTTGAAGGTAAAATAATGATGACCGACAGCCAGTTGCAAGCGGCTGTACGTGAAAACATCATGCTCATGATGGGCATCGGCACTCAACAATCATTGGAGCAGCAGCCGGAATTTGAGCGGATGGAAGCGCAACTGGAACAGCCAGTACAAAAGCCACAACCACAAGGCGGCGGCGCTCCGTCACCGGCTAGAGGTGCTGGCAGCATGACACGCGAGGCCGATACAGAAGCACTTACCGGCGAAGCAAAACCTGGCGAGTCTGAATAAGTTTACAACACAGGGGATAACATAATGGCAGACGAAAATGCAGTATTTGAGACAGTAGACGATAATCTAACAACGGAAACCGTAGAAGATGCGGCGAGTGATCCGTCAGAACTTGAATCGGAATCACTAGAACAAGATCAGGCTAACGAGGAATCATTAGCAGACGCTGACGATTCAAAAAAAGACCCGTGGTACAAGCGGCGCATTGATGAACTGACCCGAGACAAGCACGAGGCCAGACGACAGGCCGAGCGGCTTGAAAAGATACTTGAGCAACAAGAGTCAATGATGCGTCAGTACATGCCGCAGACGGCTCCTGAGCCTCAAGGACTCATGCCGCCTGACCCGTCGCAGTTTGCTGGCGGTCAGTACGATCCGCGTTACATTGATGCGATGATGCAGTACACGCGCGAGTCAGCGATTCAAGAAGCAAGGCAGGCAGTTGCGGCGGAATATCAACAGCGCGAACAAGCGCAAGCAGCAGCGCAGGCTCAGGCTCGATTGGTTGAAGCGGAAGCCTCCACAAGAGCAAAACACGCGGATTATGACGCAGTGATTGAGCAAATTACATCCGATCCTAGACTAGCCAATAACCCAACGATTCGCCAAGCATTGTTGGGTATGGATAACGGCCCTGAGATTGCCTACACACTGGGGCGCAATTTGGATGTTGCTTACCAAATTGCAAGCATGAATCCCATTCAAGCTGGCATGAAGTTAGCCGAAATTATCGGAACACCGGCTAAACAGGCCAGCAGAGCGCCCCAACCAATACGCCCGATCAACGCAACAGGTAAGCCACCGCGCAACGAGAAATCCTACTCAGAAATGAGTACCGAGGAATATATCGCAGCGCGTAACGCTGAAGATTTAGCACGTCGCCAGGCGATGATGAAGCGTTAAAAGTTTACGTTCCTACCCCTCTTAGCCCGTCGCAATGATGGGCTTTTTTTTGCTTTGATTTTGTGATATAAAAGCGTCACGTCTTTCTATCTTTTTGCCGAGATAGACTGTCAGGCAGTACCCTGGTCATTCGAAGGATAGGCTCCTACCTGCGGGAAAAAACATAAGGCTAATCACTTTATCTTTTTTCGCTATTATTAGGAGTCACACCATGGCGAGTAACAATCTGCTGACTATCAGCATGATTACTAATGAGGCCCTGCGGGTTCTCACCAACCAGTTAGTCTTCACCAAAGCCGTAAACCGTCAATACGATAATAAATTCGCTATTGAAGGCGCGAAAATCGGCACTACTATAAACTGTAGGAAGCCACCGCGTTATGTCGGTCGCTCCGGCCCCGCGCTTCAAATTGAATCCGCAGTTGAAACCTATGTTCCGCTGACGCTGGATACCCAGTTCGGTGTGGATATGGCGTTTACCACGCAGGACTTGAGCCTCAATATCTCAGACTTTTCTGACAGGTTCATTAAGCCCGCAGTTGCAGCTATTGCAAACAAAATCGACTACGATGGTTTGCAGCAGTTCAAGAACGTTTACAACCTCACCGGCACCGTTGGGCAGCTTACCGGCACCCCGACTTTGGCGCAGGCTACTAAGGCCATTCTTGACGCACGCGCTAGACTGAATCAAGAAGCCGCTCCGGTTGACGAGGATCGTAGCTTCATCGTTGATCCCACCATCGAAGTTGGCATCGTCAGCGGCCTGACTAACCTGTTTAATCCTGCTGGCACCATTTCGCGCATCTTCAACAAGGGCGCGTTGGGTGATTCTACGTTAGGTTTCAACTTCGCAATGGATCAAAACGTAGGCAACTTCACTTCTGGTACTGCCACGGCGTTCACTGTATCCGCGCAGTCTGGCGGAAGCGTACAGAACAACGCTCAGTCAACGTTCACGCTGGCGGTTTCCTCTACCTCTGGCACCCTGACCAAAGGAACCGTATTCACGATTCCTGGCGTTTACGCTGTCAACCCGCAGAATCGCCAATCTACCGGCGCATTGCGTAACTTCGTTGTGACCGCTGATGCACCTGGTTCTAGCACTTCACTGAGCATCTTCCCCGTTCCGGTGTTCAGCGGCCAGTTCCAGAATGTAACTTCTAGCACCGGCACCATTGGATCTGGTACTGCCACTATATTGTCCGGATCTACCGGCGCGGCTGTATCGGTTCCTAACGCACTGGCGTTCCACAAAGACGCATTTGCACTTGGCACCGCTGACCTTCTGCTTCCGCAGGGCGTTGACATGGCGGGACGTGCTTCCGCTGATGGCCTCTCAATTCGTTTGGTTCGTCAGTACGACATCAACAGCGATCAGCTACCCACAAGGCTTGATGTGCTTTACGGCTGGTCAACGATCTATCCCGAACTTGCTACCCGCGTAACCGGTTAATAGGAGTATCTTACAATGGCAAATCCAGGCCCAAATATCGTAGCCGAATCCGGCATACGCGCTCAGTCAGTTGTTGGTTTTAGTATTACCGGCACTAGCATTAGTGCAAACCTTTCCGCAGAGTACACCGTCACCATCAATGGACTTGATGTAAATGACTTTGTGTTTGCGGAAGGCCCCACTGGTAACGCAACCATCATGCTAGGCGCTTACGTTTCAGCGGCTAACACGCTGAAAGTGCGAGTGCTGAATCCAACCGCTGGCGCTCTTACGCCAGGTAATACCGGTTATACGCTGCTCGTTGTTCGCGCATACCCGCTGCCGTCCAGCACCGTTGACTTCCTCGTGAACTCACCGGCTAACTCTGGCGCTATACCCCTGAGCGCATAACAGGGATTGAACGGGGGGAGTTCGCTCCCCCTTTTCTTTAATTACTGAGGTAATCATGGACTTTCCGACTGTAATGCACCATCCACACCGTTATGACTGGTCAGTTGTAATTGAAGATATTGCAGAATACTCACGATTAGCTGCAATCGGATGGATTTCCAACTCTGATTGGCACTCTGGCGTTAAAGAGTCAGCCGATATTGTTGAAGAAGTTAAAGAGGAAGTAAAAAAGCGTGGCAGACCGCGCAAAACGGATGACGAATGAAGGAGTTAATCGCTCTACTATTTCTAGCGCGTGAAATTGCTCACAGAGAGCATCTTAAAACGCGATCATTTGCCGCTCACATATTGATGAAGCCGTTGCAACCTATCAAACGGCGCTGTACAAACTGAAATT